GTATTATAATTGTTGTTCCATTTGAACTTTCTACTCAATTGCCAACCATCAATAAAATCACCAACAATATACAAATAATCACACTCAACATCGCTCAACAATTTAACCAATTTATCATGATTACAGTAATCACTTCCCAAGTGACAATCTGATATGAATAGAGATCTTACTTTCATTCGTATAAATAGTAAAATGAATGTTACGCCTATGAAACAAAAAACCCACCAAATGAATGGTGGGTTATGATTAATTCTTCAATACTTGAAACAATAACTTCTTGTATTCTTCCTTGCCTAACGACTTACCATCAAGCAACTTGAACAAAAATGAAGCTCTATTAGTATTGCCATAAGCTGAAATCACTTGTTCAGCCTGTAACTTACGAGTAGGTAGAGTCTTGAGTCTGTTATTCACAAAATCATTCATCCCACTCACAATTAGATCAACTTCCTTCTTGGCATCACAAATACGGCTAATCATGCCACGGCACTGTTCAGCCAATTCGTAATCGAAGGTGGTAAAGATATAGTTATAGAAAGTCTGATAGTCAGGCATACCCTGTTCCAACCACACGTCCATCACCTTTTCAATATTTGACAACTCGCTCTTCATGTGGTGAAGAGCAAGATACCACGCACCCTTTACCTTGTGAAGCATTTGGTCATTCTTTGAATAAACAACCACACCTTCCTTACCTCTCCATTGGTCAACATCCTTTAACAGATCTTCAACACCAGAAAAAGTATAGGTAGGAGGGCGTTTGAGATTAAACTCATTGGCCATCTCATTCAAACGGGATTGAGACCACACAGAGTAGTGATCGTGATTTACCACGCCAACCAAATACCAGTCTGGTTCATCACCATAGTTCAACACAATCTTGTTGATAGGACTAACCCACTCAAACAAAATAGAATAGTGCCAACTACCGTTTATATCGACGGGCAAACAAACATCAAGGGTCTTGAGAATAGTATTCTTGAACAGTTCCAACTCATGACCATTAGCCATAGTAGAAGCATCAACAGTTCCACGGGTACGTAGAATGTATTTGCCGTTATGCTTGCTAACAATCAACAATGAACCATCAAGCTTTTCAACCACGGTACAATGATTCAACGAATTGGGAACTGGAAAGTGTTCAGGATTCTCGCCCCAGTTGGTAAACTTTGGAAAGCCTGCACTGATCACTTCACCTGCATAATTCACAACCACACTACGCATGTGCTTGTTGTCTTGTCGCCATTTCGTGCCGATATGTTGCGGTTGAATCAAATGAACGATTTCTCCGTTGAGAAAGTGTTCATGTACCATAAATTGGGTGAGGTCAACCTTTTCTATGTCAATTTTCATATGTTCAATTTACCATGACTTTACAGAAAGTCAACTCAAATTCATAAAAATTTAGAACCAGAAGGTGGATTCGTCATGGGTTGAACTGAAACTAGTTGATCAATGGTCAACTCTGGCATCAATTTGTTGATAACTGGAAAAATGATCTTTGAGAACGGAGGATTTTTCTTCCAATGTCGTTCAAGTTTTTCACGTTGTTTTTTGGTTGGCGGTCGCCACGTATCCCAAATAACAGATTTACCATCTTTGGATATGGTTCCCCAACCCTTGATAAAATCGTGAATACGCTCATTTGCGTATGTAGAAGTTATACCAATAGTGTTAGCATTACACTTCTCACGATATCTACGAGTTTTTTTCATATTCGGTATTTACGCCACATTCTTTGCAACTATCAAATAGTAGAAACAAAGGCAGTTTCTCTTCCATTTGTTCTTTGCTTCCAAAGTGTTTTGTAAGAACTTCGTCAGCGTTGGTATGATCGTCCCAACCCTTCCATTTTTCATCACCGGGAGTGCCACCCAATTCAAGATAATTACACCAAGGAAATTCCACACCATTGACGTTTTTCACGTCATAGTATGGACATTGATTTACTTTTCCACGATAGTTGTTACTTTCACTGGGAACTTCCTTCCAAGTGTAACAATAATCTCCCTTGGGAATGATGGATGTATCCTTAGTCATATTAACCCAAATACTTGATTGCCAGATAATTCGTCAACAAATGCAGAGCATTGTCGGTGATAATATACAACCAAATTGTGATGTAGTTCAGTCGAGGACCATAACCATTGATATGTTCATCAGTATTTGGCTCTCCAACCATACCATTCACAAAATTGTCGTAATAACCAGTGATTGCACACTTGTTGAATGGCACGTACTTGAAGTCAGGTCCAATATGATTCTTGAGCCAAATCATTCGGCGAATAATGATTGGAAACCTATCAAATAGAAAATGAAACGCACCAATCACCAACAGTGCCTTCCAACTCGTTGTTAGAAACAAAAAAACACTGGTATAAAGTATTACGTGAACCAAACACGGCAACGAACGTTTACTTTTGTTCATTGCCATCCAATCAGACTGCAAAATGTAGTCTCCGAATACGTGAACCAATAATTGTTCCATAATATGATTATTTACACGAAGCAAAATGCCAGAGCAACAGCCACGCAATAATGATCAAATAGAAGGCGTGAGTAAGCCAACGCCCATTCATTCCGAGGAAGATTCCCAACAGAAATGCAAGGGTTGCTTTGGTCATTTTAGTTCTGGTTAGTAGTTACTTCAATGGTCTCAACTGGCTTACCGGTGATGCTGGCTTCAGCCTTGTTGAGTAGACCTTGAATGATGTTCTTGATCTTGGACCGAAGTTGACCGTTCAAAAATAAATGGTCAACAATTAGTGCCAGTACCACCCAATAAACGATTTGGCGGTGTTCCTTGATGAAGTTTTTGATATCAGACGTTACAGTGTTATTCATATTTTTTGTTTCTTCAATTAGATCTTCCATTGCTCGATCACGTTCAGCTGGATCAGCAAATTTCAGTGTCGATGAACTGCCAACTAAAACGATGTAATAAGGATGATCATCTTTTTCATCCGACACATTCTTTTTATAGAATGTCTCTAGTTGAGACAGATTAACCGATTCATCTCCTTCAATAGAAGGATATTGCTTTTGTGTAAGTGTATAGTAACTCATAAATTATCCAATTCGTAGTGCGTCAACAGCGTTGGTCTTTAACAGTTCAGAGTTTTTGCCGTAAAGGGACTCAACATCTTCATGTTTACCATAATACCATTCTTCATTAAAGTCAATCACAATCTTCATGGTCTCAAACTGATCAACGTCGTTGTATCCACCTTCATAACCACGTATAACCACACGCAAATCCTGTGGGTAATCCTTCAATGCTTCAATCAATTGTCCTACATTCATATTAGTCAATAAAAGTTACATCTTCAAACCCGACAATCCATCCACCAATTTTCTTGGAATTGTCACTAACAGTCACCTGATACGTTTCAGCCCGAATTCCAGTAATGTAGTAATTCTCATACTTACGAAGACCCTGTTTAGCGTTAACCTTCTTGCCAACTACATCATCTGGAATGGTCAAAAAGTTTTCCTTAACCCATTGAGTCAACATTTCCTTTTCAAGGGCAGACTTGACAAAAGTGGCATCATCCAAAATATCAACAAGATCCGCATCAGGTTCAACCCAAACCTTATTCTTCAAATGTTCAGCCAGATGATATCCATCCAGATCAAATTCATCAAGACAGCTACGAATGTCATTTTCGTATTCAGTACGATCACACGAAGTATAGTCTGTATCTTGATTCCAACGAACATATTCGTCTACCAAACTCTTGAATCGTGGGTGCTCGACATTGATCTTATTAACGTCAAACTTAGGACGGTTAATTTTGTCTTGAAGTTTCATGTAGGTTTGTTCAGTCATGATTGAACTTTACCATACATCCGTAAACAGTCAAGAGATTTTTTGAAGTTTCCAATCAGGAATTTGGTCTTTGAACCAGAAAAAATCCTCATCGAAGCTGTAAAAGAAATGTTGCTCCGTGGCAGGATTATACGCTTCAATGACTATTCGATCATGGAGTTGTCGTTGTTTGCCACGAAACTCCATGTGAGGATATTTTTGTTTTATGGTGTCTGGAACGTGTACATTCATAACTCATCTGGGTAAATCCAATTATAAATTAGAGCCCCCGCTGCAAGGAATACAATTCCAAATATTGGTGGTGGTATGTGAATATTGAAGTTCTTAGATAGAATGATACTCAGTCCTGTAGAGAACAACAATGAAACAAAAAACAAAATTAGAATTTTCACAAATCTATATAGTTTTTCAACTCAAGTTGACCATTGGTCAATACAAGATACTGATTCAAATGACAATCAATACAAATGTTGTTAGCATCTGCGATGTTAATAACACCTTCTGTGATGTGTTGTTTTGCTCGTCCGGTTTCCCATTGACTGGTATGACCCACAATTTGTCTCAAGTCATCAATAGGACAGAATTCATAATCAAAGTCACACCAAACGATTCCTCCTGCTTTAAAACGTCCTCCACGACTGTGGCCAACTTGGTAAAACCAATGAACGTCGTTTGAGATCAACTTGGAAGAAACTTGTTTTGATTGTCCATCAAGATAATTGAATATATCTGTATTGGTTTTGAGATGTGGCGGTAATAGTCTGTTATCCAACCCAGCATGAGTCAGTAGAATATCGTCCAACACAATAAACCAATGAAACTTGTTACGAACAGATCCACGGTCTTTACCCAACGCATCGTCAATGGTTCGATATTTCCATTCTTCGTAACCACTACACATTGCACTTTCGTTGTAATAGAGATAATGAATATCGTGGTTACCAAATAGAGTGTAGTTTCTCGGATCTGGTAGAAATGTGTCTCTCAGATATTTGGTAGTTGCTTCGTAATCCAAAGGGCTATCATATACAAAGCTATCATACCAATCACCAAGACAGATGTTGATATCCGCATCCTCTCGTTTGATGATGTTATCAAGTTTTTGAATGTCATTGTGGGGGTCAGCCACAATGACAATCTTCTTTTTCTTTGAGTTCAACGTTAACATGGGTGAACTTTACACCATGAACGGGCCTTTGTCAACCACTTACTGAAGTTTTAAATTGGCGTGATACAAGTTGTTCTCAATTCGACCACGATGTTCAGTAGGAACCAGATGTTTATAATTGTCCGACAATAACAAACGGGCGGCATCTCTTGAATCTTCGAAGAATCCCATGTGATAGGAAGACACTACATAATAGTCGAGTGCCTGCCATCCAGTGTCTACGTATGCGTCTTTTTCAACCCATACCACTCGTTTATCAGGAAACGGATATTTATTTCGTATTGCGATACTAGAATACAAATACAAATTAGGAACATCATCAACTCTATTGAGATAATGTCTGCACAGAGCCATTATTGCTTCGTTACGAATTGGGTCAAAATTAAAAGCTCTCTTCCAATAATCCAATGCTACATCAATATGACCAACATTTTCATTCATACAACCAATCAAATAAAGTCCGTAGTAAACGTACTCTGCTTTTGCGGGAATTTTGAATAGATTGACATTTGGATACTCTGGAATATGTTGTTTGATGTACTGTTCAAAGTAGAATGTAGCACGGCGTACAACTTCTTTAGCGTGATCCAATTTAAACGGAAAGATTTCACCGTTAACGGTATCGTTATACGATTTACCCACATAAAACAGATGGTAAAGATCTTTACAGTTTTGTTTGGTAACAACCTGATTTTCCAATTCAAGTGCGTCGATGAAAAACTTGAATGGATTTTCCCACGTTACACCACCTGGCAACAACACATGGCGAAACTTGTGTGAAAGCATTCCAACGCTGTATGTTTGGTTGTCTTTCATGTGAATAGTTTCATGTCGTTTATCATCAGCGAAGTACCATGGCAATCCTGCCTTCCACAACCACATACGATAATAGTCATAATTGCCACTACGAGCAACCATGTTCCAAGCATCATGACTTTTGATAGTGTCCCAATCAAAATCTTCATCAACTTCTAAGATTTCGTCAGCGTCCATACGTAAAATATAATCACATCCATGATTAGATTGCAAACAATGTTGAAGAGTATGGTTACGATTATAACCGGGGTATTGCCATGGCTCGTAATACAAAATACCCGGAATATTCTTGCTTTCAAAGAAGTTCTTGATGATATCCTGAGTTCCATCGGTAGAACCGTTGTCTTGAATAACCCAGTAATCAATATACTTGTAGGCAGATTCAAGCATTCGTTCAATGACGGCTGCTTCATTCTTGACCATTGCGTTCAATACAATTTTTACAGTTTTGTTCTTCATATTAAGGTGTGAAATCTATGTTTGCACGTTGTTCTTCTTCCCCGGATCGTGCATAATTTTGTCCGAGATAAAAATCTTTCACTGAATCTGGGTTTTTTGGATTGTATCCCCAGTCTACTTTTCCCAACTCTTCAAATCTGGCTTTAATTTTGCCCGTATAATGGTTTTGAATGTATCGTACATGACGCATAATGTCACCATGATACTCCCATCCCAATCCTCCATTACTAACTTTGGTGTTGTGATCGTAAAAATACTGAATCGAACAAAAGTGATGTAGATGAACCATTCGTGTGTTCAAAAACGTTCGTAACATCAGTTCATAGTCATCGGCACTATTAAGATATCGATTATGTCCACCAATTTTCATGTAAAAGTCTTTCTTCCATGACTTTGGATGGTTAAACAAACTCCACAAACGTCTTATACTCAACGGATTTACACTTGGTGCGCATGCCACTTTCATGTCTCTATCATGAAATGGATGTTTTACAGTGTAATATGATCCATATCCCCATGCGTATGGATCACCATAATCTATTTCTTGTTTGGACTCAAAATGCATTTCAACCCAATCAGCATAAACAAAACCACACTCTGGGAATTTTTTGTGAGTAAATAGTATTTTTTCTAACGCTGTAGGTGTAAAAGCGTCATCATGGTCCAATTCAACAAGATAGTTTGATGAACAATGCGTTGCTGCACTAAACTTGTTGAATCCTATTCTGGAATATCCAGACTGATTTGCGTTTTTGTTAATGTTGATACGACCATCAGTTTTTGCCAACTCTTTGACAATTTCCCATGTCGTTTCATCGGTAGAATCATCATAAATTGACCATTCCCAGTTTTGGTGGGTTTGATTTATTAATGATTCGTATGCAACTCTGATTCTATCTTTTGTGTTACACGACGCGGTATATACCGAAATCTTGTTGAGAGAATTATAATTGGTTATACTATTTTTGATGTATCGATTAAAGAACTCTTCTACATAATAGTTTGATCCATTACACTCCCACTCTTGTTTAGACAACAAATAGAGTTTAGATTTAAGATGTTCTTGCCACCGTGATACAATAGGAAAGTGATTAAGGTTCCCAATAACTACAACGATATCGGGTTCCCAATTATTGTAGATCTCAGTGAAGTTAGAATCATCTTTAAACGTTGTTGTTTCAATCCCAGAATATTCTGGTTGATAACTTGGTGCGTTTGTAGATAAATCAATAGTTTCAGAAAGACCGTATATAACAACCTTTACTATTTTTAAAGGCATAGATCAATATTCAGTATCAAAGAAAAACACTTGAAACAACCTACAATTTTCAAGCGTTCTACCAAAATAATCACGACTCATGTGATATGCCTTTCCACGATACAATACCAACCGATTAAATACATTGCCAAAGGTATCAACAGTTTCCCACTTGGTTACATCACTTCCATCAGCATCAGCTTCTTTTGCCTGTTCATCATTGAGTTCTGTTGAAAAGTACGCACCTGTTGGTTTATGACGATACGTAGCTGTACCTCCAGTCAACGGTGCATTGGGAGTCAAATAACATACTCCGGCCCATGTATTGAATGAATCAGCATGAATCCACGACTTTTCCCATGCATAGGTGATTTGAAAAGATCCATTGTAACCATCATTCGGAAACGATGTGATACGACCACCTGCGTTCAAAACAAGAGCCTGAATGGTGTCACGAATAGAATCGTTGACCATCGGTTCAGTTCTTGCTCCCGGATAATTTCCACGTACCTTAAATTCTTGACCCAATGCAAATTGCCGAACTTCAAGAGGATTCGTATAAAAATCGTCTGTGATAATAACATTTGTTCTCATATTTGATTATAACTATTGTTTGTATGTGATTCTACTATTTTTTTAAATGTGTAATTACGAAGTTTTCAATACACAAAGCATTCATCTTGTTTCTCACAAAACAACGCATTGCATCATATGGCGATTCAACGATAGGTTCGTCATTGCCATTGAAACTGGTGTTCATTACCAATGGTACACCTGTAAATTCATGAAACTTAGATATCAACTTGTGATACTTCAGATTAACATTTTTTGAAACCGATTGAAACCGTGAAGTATTATCAATATGAACCACAGCAGGAATCTTTGACGCCCAATCTGGATTCACTTGACTGGTCACCAACATAAAAGGTGAATAAACACTCAATGTAAAGATCTCAGATGCATACTCTTCAAGAACAGACGGTGCAAATGGTCTATACCATTCACGTTTCTTGATCTCAGCATTCACATATTCTTTCATCCACGGTGCACACGGTGAAGCTAAAATACTTCTGTGTCCCAAAGCACGTGGTCCGATTTCTGATCCTCCACTGAAATATCCAATCACCTTATTTTCTGCCAACATCTTGGCAATCGCTTCAATTTGTTCATCTTCAGAATCATAACGTTTAACCACAAAATTGTGGTCGTTAATTACATCCATATACTTGTAAACACCATAGGTGATATCATTTTCACTGTATTGTTTACCAAAGTAAGCATGTTTCATCTGAGATGCAGTTTCTTCATATCCCAAAACCGCATGTCCATACCACGCACATCCCAACGGAATACCACTATCATCAGCTGGCGGTAAAAAGAAGTAATCCTTATACAATTCCGATTTGATCAACTGTTCATTTGTGTTACAATTCAAGAAACATCCACCAGCAACACACAAGTTATCACTGTTTGTTTCACGTTTGGCATGTTCAGCCAAAATCGTTATACCCCTTTCAAGTGATCTTTGATAAAGT